CAAGTGCGCAAAGGAACGAACGCGGTCAATGGGGACGGTGCAGCAGCACAACCCGCACCGTCCGTCAATCAGAGGATCATCAATGTGCTGGATCCCGCAATGGTGGGCGATTACCTTGCCACTCCGGAAGGCGAACAAGTTCTGGTGAATGTAATGCGCCGCAACTCTGACGCTGTTCGCCAGATTGCAGGGGGGGCATGATGAGCCTTATTGCTGTCGAGTCTATCTGGGAATACCAGACCTCAGCGAACACCGTTCCCGCTGACCCTTCAGCGGTGACTGTGCCGACCTCGGGTTATAGCTACGGCACAGCGCCTTTCGGGACGCTGGGGGCGCTGGTGACGGACAAGCCGATCAACACGGCGTGGGCGCTTAACACGGGGCTCTGGCTGCGCAGGAATGTGGCAGTTTCCGGGCTTGCCCCTATATTGCTGAGCGGACGCATCGAGAACGCTGTGTTCGTTTATTTTGACGGGGTGTATGTCGGAAATGTGAATCCCACAAACGGGAATAGGCAGGAGGCGCCAGTCTGGCGTGTGGTCATCCCCAAAGCCATGGCGACGGAAGGTGTGCATGAAATCGCCTTGTTCTGCTTGGATGAGCCGGGTTCAACAAGTGGCGACACTTCTTACGTCTATATGCAGGCAGATTATCTTCCTGCGATGCTCACATTGCAGCCCCAGGCGCCTGCGAAAGAATCTCTGGCATGGAAGACTGACGTCATTGAGTCCATGAACGGGTCGGAAGACAGGCTTCAAGTACGTCTTAGCCCGAGGCAGCAGTTTCAACTCAGCTACCCTGCGAACGCCAAAGAGACCGCTCGCGCGTTTAACACGATCTATGGCGAACGAGGGGAGCAGTGGCTTGTTCCAGTATGGTCCCAGGCGCAACGCCTTGGAAGTGTAGTAGCGGGCCTGACCACGTTGTCGGCAGTCACCACATTTGAGTTCCGGGCCAGTTCTTTGGCAATTCTATGGCAATCAACAGATAGATGGCAGATCGTGGGCGTCGATCTTGTGGGTTCAGGAAACCTGACGCTATCGTCGCTGACAGAGGCATTCGACGATGCCTGGCTTATGCCTGTGCGCTTCGCACATATGGCCAGCAACCCTCAGAAAAAGCTCAACGGATATGAAGCGGAGTGGCAGATCACTTTTGACGTGGATGACAATGCGTCACTTACAGTATCGGCCCCCGCACAGTACCTCGAGGACGATATCTATTTCGATGCTTCGCTTCTGTCAGGGGGCTCGCTAACAGACGATGTCGTGGCGCGTATCGACAAGCACGATGAAGAGCTCGGTGTGGTCACGTATCTCGACCCGTGGCTTCACAACAGGGTAGGCCGCACCCATCGAGTGCTGGCTGCTAACGCCGCGGAGGCGTGGGCGATGCGTCAATGGTTGCACCGTAGGGCAGGCAAGTATAGGCAGTTCTGGCAACCTTCTTTCGAGGTGGATCTTCGCTTGCTTAGCACCGGAACCATCGTTAGCAATATCATCGTTAGTCAAGACGAATATGAAAGGTTCGCAGGGTCCAGGACTCATATTGCGATTCAAGCTGGTTCAACGTGGTACGCGAGGGCGATCACGGGTGTCACGAAGCTGGATGAGAATCGTATCCAGCTCACTCTCGACAGCGCGTTGAACATTGCCGCATCGTCGGTCCTTCGTGTATGCTATCTGGGCCTCAAGCGCTTGGACACCGACAGGGTTGAAATCAGCTGGATCGGTGGCGGTGTAGCGCAAACAGAATTCAGAATAGTGGAGCTCAGCCCATGAAGCCTATCGACCTATATCGAATGGTGATGGGGTCTCAAGTTTGGACCATCACCAGCGCGGACGCTGCGCAGTCGTACAACGACGAACTCTATGTGCCGACGTCCGTAGGTCGAGGCGGTATTGAGTCAAAGAACGAGATGGCAAAGGCTAACCTCGAGATTCGTCTTAACATCGAGCACGAACTTTCGCAACTGCTGCTCAGTTCATATAATGAACAAGTCTTGTCCCTTACTGTATTCACTGTTCGGGATAGTGCTGTAGATGTCACATGGAAGGGCAGACTGGCAAGTCAGAAGCCTGGCGACACATACATCACACTGACTTTCGAATCAGTTTTCACCAGCTTGCGCCGGCCCGGGGTACGCGCAAGGTTCCAGAAGAGCTGCCGCCATGCGCTATATGGCAGAGGGTGCAAGCTCAATCCTGAGGACTTTGCTGTGCCTGCAAGCCTGCTGTCAGCAGCGGGCAGCGTGCTGACAATACCCGAGGCGGCAGGCTATACCGACGGCACGTTCATCGGGGGTATGTTGCGCACGCCCGATTCGCTGCTGTCGTACGTCATCGGACACGTCGGCAACCAGATCACCGTTCAGCGTGTGTCAGCTTCGATCCTGAATGCAATCAAGGAAGCGGGCTACGGGATGAACTACGGTAACAGCTACGGGGGCGTCAGTGTGACACTCTATCCCGGCTGCGACCATTCCCGCACTACATGCAAGAACAATTTCGACAACCTTGACCGCTATGGCGGGTTCGACTGGATTCCAGATAAGAACCCCATGGGCGGATCTTCCATCGTGTAGGGGGATGACATGTGGTGGTATATTGCAGTCTTTATCGCTGCCCTGGTCGTTGCTTATGCTTCGATGCCCAAGCCTCAAAATCAAAGGCCTGCAGGCCTTGGAGACATTGAGACACCTACAGCGGAAGATGGAAGAGAGATCCCAGTTCTATTCGGGACGAGAGATCTTAATGGCCCGAATGTCGTATGGTACGGCCACCTTCGAACTGTAGCGATTAAGAAGAAGGGTGGAAAGTAATGACACACATCAGAGTCACAATGCAGGACATTCGAAGCGCGCACATGTGCTCCAGTGGCGCCCGAGAATTTTTTAAGAAGCATAATCTGGATTGGCTCACTTTTCTTAAAGAAGGTCTGCCTGTTGAACAAATTGAGGCCACTGGTGACGCCATGGCGCTCGAAGTAGCGGAGGTGGCTCGTGGGCGGAAGCAGTAAAAAACAAACTGTCGGATATAAATACTATCTCGGCATGCACATGATCTTAAGCCATGGGCCTATCGACCTTGTCAAATGGTTCAAAGTCGACGACCGAATTGCATGGGACGGCGCTTCTTCCGGGGGGCGGATAGATGTTAATTCCCCGAGCCTGTTCGGAGGTGACGAGCGAGAAGGTGGAATCACCGGACCTGTAGATATTGAGATGGGTATTACCACACAAGGCAGGAATGACTATCTCATTTCCCAACTTGGTTCTGATATTCCAGCCTATCGAGGTGTCGTAGGCGCAGTTCTTCGTCAATGTTATCTTGGGAATAACCAGTATCTAAAAGCGTGGAGCTTTCGAGCTCAACGGGTGCATGTAAGGCAGGACGGTCTTTCACAATGGTACGACGAGAAGTCGGCCATACCGTACGACTACGTCCCGGCATACCCTCTTATAGATACTGCGTCTTGGAAATACTTGACTCAATCTCTAGGGGCGAGCGGGGATTATTCATCCCCTTCTTTTGATGATTCCTCGTGGCCTACAGCTCGTCTGCCTTTCGGTGATACCTATAACGCGCAGGCGGCAGAAAACGGATTTCGCGGAACCCCTAATCATATCGTTGGCCTCAATACTCAATCGTGGCTTCGTAGAAAGGTGTATCTTAAGAGTGTGCCAGGCTCTTTATCTGTTCGGGCTTATGTAGATAACGGCGTCACCGTATGGGTTAATGGCGTTCAAGTCCATACGGATTATGGCGTGTTCGGGCATTCGCTACAATTCACAATTCCTGGGTCAGTTCTACAGGTCGGTGAAAATGTCATCGTTATTAAGGTGATAGATGACGTCGCCATGGAGCCTGGGGTAGATAAGACGTTCTTTGACTTCCGTTGGTTCGGAACTCAGATCGATATGAATCCTGCGCATATCATTCGAGAATGCTTAACTGATCCAGATTGGGGAATGGGTTATCAAGACGCAGATATAGACGACGATTCCTTCACTGTCGCAGCGGATACGCTGTTTGCCGAGCGGATGGGCATTAGTCTTCTGTGGGACAGGCAGACCCCGCTTGAGTCTTTTGTAGGCGAAATCGTCAAGCATATTGACGCGGCTCTGTATGTGTCCCGCACGACCGGAAAGTTCGTTCTGAAACTGATCCGCAAGGATTATGACGAGGAAACTCTGATTCACCTGGACGAGTCAAATGTGGTCAAGGTGGATAATTCGACCAAGCCAACATTCGGCGAGCTCAATAACAGCGTGACGGTTAATTACTGGAACGCGGAAACTGGAAAAGACGCAAGCGTAACCGTGACTGATACCGCAATGGTTCAGATGCAAGGTGCGGTGATCAACACGACTGTCCAATATCCAGGCTTCAGCAATGCGCCTATTGCGACCATAGTCGCACAAAGAGACCTCCGCAGTTTGTCGTCCCCGCTGCTGTCTTGCACCATCTACGCAGGCCAGACCGCCAAGGACTTGAACATCGGCGACACATTCAAGTTCAGCTGGAGCCGTTGGAACGTCGATTCGCTGGTCATGCGTGTCACTGGCATTGCATTCGGAGACGGTAAGACAAATCAGGTTCGTATTATCTGCACTCAGGACGTATTTGATACGCCATCGGTTTCTGTCATCGCTAATCCCGGAACAGGATGGGTCGATCCTTCTGCGCCCCCTTCCGCCCCTTCGAGACATCTGTCGGTTGAAGCGCCTTATTACGAAGCGGTCCAAGCGCAAGGACAAGTTGATGTAGATGATAGGCTTGCGTCTAGACCTGAATTGGGCTATGTTATAGGCATTGCTGCCAGACCTGGCAATGCTATCAATGCGCGCCTCTACGTCAATTCAGGCGCAGCCTATGAGGAAGCTGCTATGTTAGATTTTAGCCCGTCCGCAAAACTCGCCCTGGCTGTGGGGCTGATGACCACGGTATTTTCTATCGAGGATTTCACTGATATCGATCTCGTGGAAGTGGGTACGCACGTTCAGATCGGTGACGAATTGTGCAGAGTTGATGCAATCGATGCTTCTGCTGGAACTGTTACGGTAGGGAGGGGCGTGCTAGATACTGTTCCGCACGCTCACGATGCTGACGCTATTCTGTACTTCTGGGATCAGTATGCAGCAGCAGATCAGACCGAATACGTATTGGGGGAGACGCTCCTGACAAAGGTCGCCCCTATCACTGGCCAAGGGGCGCTGGACTTAGCACTGGCCACGGAGGACTCTGTGGTCATGGCGCAGCGTGCCTGGAGACCTTACGCGCCAGGAAAGTTCCAGATCAATGGCCAATACTATCCCGAAGAAGTGACCGGAAGTTCGATCACTTTTACATGGTGCCACAGGGACAGAAAACAACAGACCTCCGGGACTCTGTACGATACGACTTATGGAAATATCGGGCCGGAAGCTGGGGTTACTTATAACCTCAGGATCTACGACGATGAAAATAATATCGTAGAAAACCAGACCGGAATCTCCGGCACTAGCTATACCTGGACTAATCCCGCTCCTGCCGGGGGAACAGAATTAAATCCCGTTCAGATGGATTTTGCCAAGGTTATTGATTCTGATTATTTTAATCCGTTGCCCGCTTCTCTCATTGATCATACGGAGACATATACAACCGACACCGGGCAAGTAACTCATTACACCCTGAACACGGCGGGATCGTACGGTATTTCCGGCGGTAAGTTCCAAGTGACTTATCCAAACAATGCGACAGATAAGACGGACATCGGTGCTATCAACACAGCTTCCTTGCCAATGCCTGTGTTATGGGTGGAAGCCGAGGTCAGCATCACTGGAACAGCCACTGGCTATAGTAACGGTGGTGTAGGCATCGTCAAGGACGCTGGTAATTTTGTAATGGCCGTGGCGCAGCAGACACAGAGCGCTGTCCGCATTGAGGCTCGATTTGCAGGGGGTAGCACTTCATTCCTCGCCAATGTATCTAAGACAATTCCAGCGAATTTCAAAATCGCGCTCGCTATGGTGGTCGATTCATTCACCATCTACATGGATACAGGCTCAGGTTGGCAGTACGTAACAGGCACGGGTATCTCTACTGCCACGTATGATTTCCGAACTGTGGGCAACCTCACAGGATGGAATCCAGGCACGTTCTCTGCATCAAAGGGTGGCGCTGTGGCATGGGCATTCGATAATCTGAAGCTAGGCCGACACGGTGGCGTCGGTATGCGGGATCAGACTATTGTTACAAACGAGGACGGCAGCCCGTACAGACCCACGGCAGACACTGTTCTCTTTACCGCCACGCTGCCAGACGCACGCGGACAGGCCTATGCTGGTGTATTCTCGCTCGACTTGACGGATTACTCTTACGAGCAAGTCGGCGCAATCATGGTGGAGCGCGGAGGCAAGGTCTATAATGATCTCGTTCCTCATATTATCTACTACCCGTCAGGAGACCGCCGCATTCTTATCGTTACATGGGGCAACGGTTTCGGCGGAGCCATCGATGTGTTACACAAGCTAGAAACATCTCAGGAACTACTCAGCGGCACCCGCATAGTCTCGGGCATGACGCAGCTCAGCCTACCTCAGTCTGGATCAAGCCCGGGCACTTACGATCCTATGATGGTCTATGATTCTGCTAACTCCCGCTGGCTGATTGCATATTCGATGACGCATCGCACGGACTTCTCCGGAAGCCCGTTCTACGCGGCTGCTGCATACTCGACAGACCTTATAACCTGGGCGTCGATCGGGACAGACACCTCGTCCGGCTACGAGGGAACGAAGATTCTGAAAGTCGGATCTGGTTACTGGATCATGGCAGGTGGCCCGGCGGGTGCAGGTACATCTTCCAGGGTGTTCGACTCTTCTATGGTATATCAGGGGACGCTTGACGCTTTATTTGAAGGGGGTGTAGATACTCAACCCCATCCGATGATCTTCCCATACGGGTCTAAGCAAGTGATGATCAGTTTCGACAATACTAAGCACGGATCTGGGAACTTCACTTGGGGGAATTTCCTAGTATATGAATCTAATCGCTATGCACCTGCATCCACGACTTATAGAGTAGAACTCGAGTCTGAAAGGGATGGAGTAACCAGCTTCCAAAAGCATAACTGGACATTTGTTGCAAACTAGGAGATCACTATGACAGCATCTACAGAACCGCGCAGCGGTTTGAAATACGGTTGGACCCTTGGGGAGAACAATTGGAAGGACGGAATGGACGAGAATTTGCTTACCCTGGGGCGGTTTGGTTTCCACCTTTCTGTCCTCGACCGTGACTTGAATACACCACCTGCAAGCCCTGCGGCAGGTGACACCTACATTGTCGGACCTGCGCCGACGGGAACGTGGTCTGGTAATGCGGGGAAAGTCGCTGTATATACAGGGACCGCGTGGGCGTTTGGAACGCCTCGCACCGGCTGGCTTGCACATATTGAGGATGAGCAGAAGTTGTGCTGCTACCGCGCAGGGGTATGGAGCGCTGGTGTCGCAATTTAGCGGTGCGGTGCTAACAGCGCTCGCGCGCGTTGCACTAAAGCAAATGGGCCAAGGTACTTGCTACCCCGGCCCTTTTTCTTGCGCTACAAACGAGCAAAATATCGCTAACAATATCCAATATTCGCGAGACATTTGTTAGCTTCGCGCTCATACCACTCCAAATCCAGGTTCGATGGGAATTCCTTCGGAAGCTCCATCATAGGTTGAGCGTTATCAGTTAGTGGCACCTTGTTTCCGGATCTGGCATACACGATTTCACCATGCACGTCCTTGGCGTAATACCACCGGTATTACGCCAGAACCAGACGCCGTCTGTGCGCTCTGCAACCTCGATTGCGCGACCGTAAGAATTGTGACCACTGTAAAGCCGATTTGCCTTTGCCATGCTGTTCTCCTAGAGGGCCAATCCCACGAACCATGATTAGATTATAGGGGGAGTAGTCTAGGAGTGCAACTCTTTTCTACTCCTTGATTGGCTCAACGTGACCCCAGTCAGGCCCGATGTCCCCGTCCGCCCGGACCGGGATGCGGAGGGGGAGGGCCGTCTCCATGATGTGCTTCATTTCCCGGAAAGCTTCATCCTTCCCACCTGGATCGCTGAAGTCCAGCTCGTCGTGGACGGTCAGGCGAGGGATACCGGTCTCGTCGAAGACCCCATCGCGGTAGCACTTGAGCATGGCGACCTTCATCAGATCCGCCGCGGAGCCCTGCAGGCGCCGGTTCAGGGCCTTATAGGTGTAAGCCCGGCGGATAGCCCCGTACCGGAGAATAGCCTGCTCGTAGGGTAGGGCAATGGTGTCCTCGCCCCACTTGGACGGCTCCCACAGGTCGAAGCGGCTACGGCGCCCGAGGATTGTGGTTATAATCCCCGACTGCTGGGCCTCCTCCGCGCAGGCATCCATGGTGGCCTTTGCAAACGGGACACCCTTGTGGTAGGCCGCGAACAGCGCCTTGCCTTCGGCTTTGGTTAGCCCGAGGTCTCCGGCCAGCTTATCCACCCCCATGCCGTAGATCAGGCCGAAGTTGATGTTCTTGATCGGCCGGCGCCAATGCTTCCGGAGCTCCTTAGTGGAGATGTCCCAGCCGGCCTGCGGGGCCACTAGATCAAGGGCCATCTCGTGGTAGTCGGTGTCCGGGTGAGCATTGAAGTGAGCCCGCACATCGTCACTACCTGGCCCGCAAGCAAAGTGGATCAGGAAGCGGTATTCGATCTGGCTGTAGTCGTACTTCCGCCAAGCGGCATGGCCTTCGTCCGGAATAAAGAGCCCCCGGATCAAAGGGGCCAGCTCGTCGTCCCGGCTTGGGATGTTCTGCAGGTTGGGGGTGCTGGAGCTAAAGCGCCCAGACCGGGTGCCGGTGCTATCCCCTCGAAGCGGGTGGAACTGCCCGTAGACCATCCCGTTGATGTGGGAGTTCAAGATGTAGGATTCGATGAAGGTCCCCCGCAGCTTGTCGCACTTCCGGATCTCCCGGATGCAATCCGCCAGCGGGTGCTTGAGCCCCTCGAGGAACCCCTTCGTGAAGCTTGGCTTACCCTTGGCCGTCCGGCCGTACCCGAGGCCGATGGTATCAAAGGCCCGGGCTAGGCTGTCAGCGGAGTTGATGTCGACATCGAAGCCGGCCATGTGCCGGAGCTTCTTGTGCTCCTCCTTCGCCCGCTCAGCCAGGACCTCCCGGAGCTCCTCCGCTCGGGCCACGTTGACGCGGACCCCCGCGAAGCGCATATCGATCAGCATCGGGATGAGGGCGCACTCCATCTGGAACAGGTGGAAGAGCCCCTCCCGGACCAGGAGCGTGTATATGACGCTGGCCACACGCAGCGGTAGGTCGGCGTCGCTCTCCGCGTAGGGGCCAACCAGCCGGGGCGGGGAGCGGTAGATGTTCGCACGCTGCGTCCCGTTCGCCTTGCCACCATAGTACTTGGCGCACCAGTCGTAGAGGATGTTCGATTCCTTGCCTTCCCCGAGGTACTTCTGACCGAGGGTCTCCAGGTTCACGTCGGCCCGCTCGTCCAGCAGGGCCTCGGCGAATTGCACGTCAACCAGCTCGCCACGGACGGTAACCCCCTCGTGGCGGAGCCAGCCAATGTCATATAGGAGGTTGGCCCCGACCTTGGGCTGGCGGGGGTTACCGAGGGTGTGGCGGAGCCATTGGAGGACCACCTCGGGGTCCCAGTTGTCCTGCGGTTCCACCTCGTGGCGGATGGGGAAGTACCACCGGCCCCCTCCATCGGCCCCGATAGAGACCCCGACGATATGGCCCTTGCCACGAGCCCAGCCGGGGCCGTGGGTCAGGAGGTCCGGGTCATAGGTTTCACAGTCAATCGAGATACAGGCCGCCCGGGAGAGGTCTGGCAGGTAGGTCGGTGGGCGCCAGCCAGTATCCGGGATAGGCGGCATGATGCGAACGGTCTCCCGCTTGCCTGACTTGACCGGGACATCCTCCCAGAACATACCGATGGCATCAAACCTCATCCCCGCATCCCCACGATCGCGCCCCGAA